GCTAGGTTGATACCAGTTCTTTTAATTTTGGAGATTAAGCCATGCAAACCGGAACGGAAATCCTATTGGCGCGGATGAAGGAATACCCCGATGAGTTCTTCCCCGACCTTAACAGCTACGACAGCCGCTGGGGGAACATCATTGATGAAGCAAGAAGCTGCTTACCCAAGGAAGACATTGAGGCGCTCGACGAGGGCTATCGTCAGCTACGGATTGATAGGTTCAACGAGCGAGTTCTTGCACGGCTGGCTGGCGAGGACAAACAACCTGAAGAAACGCTGAAGCCACAGAATACGCTGACCGCGAACACAATAGGGGCCGTTGGCCCAACGCAACAGGCGTATGAACAGGTGCTCAAGGAGAAGCAATACAGACTAGATCAGCAGAACAGAGCGATGCAGAACGCCGCGCAAGGGAGCGGCATGATGGGGATTGGCGGTCAACTCGGCAAGTGGGGAGGCGGCTTTTGAAATGCCCCTTGTGCGGCGCGCCAACTGAGGTGGAAGACACCAGAACAAAAGACAACACGATCATCCGAAGACGTGTGTGCTTCAACTACCACGTATTCAAGACGCAAGAGGTTCCGGTGACGGAGCCGAAGGAGAAAAAGAAATGATTTTGTCCCAAGGAAAACTCGCTGATGGTCTGGTAGACGACCTGCTTGAAGCCATCCACAAGTACGATGAGTCGCTGTACATGTCTACGGTGATTGGATGCCTAGAGTTGGTGAAGCAACAACTGATAAACGACAGCATTGAAGGGGATGACGAGTGAGCCTTATCACATTAGACTTTGAGACGTTCTACGACAACAAACTCAAGCTGGGCTTCAAGTACCAAACCACGGAAGAGTACGTGCGTGACAAGAGGTTTGAAGTCATAGGCGTTGCTGTGAAGGTGGACGACGGCGAGACCGTCTGGCACACAGGTTCGCACAAGGATATCTTGGACGAACTCAACGCCTACGACTGGGCGGGATCAGCGGTTCTATGTCACAACACGCTGTTCGATGGATGTATTCTTAACTGGCACTTTGGCATCAAGCCCGCGTTCTTGCTCGACACACTGAGCATGGCGAGAGCGATTCATGGTGTAGAGGCTGGCGGTTCCTTGAAAGCCTTGGCCATGCGCTATGAGATTGGCGAGAAAGGCGAAGAGGTCATTGCGGCGGAGGGCAAGCGCCGAGCGGACTTCTCAGATGAGGAACTCTTACGCTATGGCGAGTATTGCAAGAATGACGTTGACCTGACGTTTACGCTGTACGGTATTTTGTCGAGCAAGTTCCCCGATGCAGAGGAGAAGCTGATCGACATGACGTTGCGGATGTTTACCGAGCCAGTGTTCCACGTTGACGATGCGCTGTTGCAAGAGCGTCTGGAAGAAGTCCAACAGGAGAAGAGCGACCTGCTCAAGGGCCTGATGGAGCGCATGAAGTGCGACACCGAAGAAGCAGTGCGCAAGAAGCTGGCAAGCAACAAACAGTTTGCGACTTTGCTAGAAGAGCATGGCGTGAAAGCGCCGATGAAGACAAGCAAAACAACTGGGAAGGAAACCTATGCGTTGGCTAAAAACGATGAGGGCTTTCTGGCGCTCACTGAACATGACGACGAGTTCATTCAGCAGCTATGCGCCGTTCGACTGGGTACTAAGTCCACGATTGAAGAGTCCCGTATCCAACGATTCATTGATGTCGGCAAGCGCAACAAAGGGCGGCTACCGATACCTCTCAAATACTACGGAGCTCACACGGGCCGCTGGGCAGGCTCAGACAAAGTTAACTTCCAGAATCTTCCTAGCCGAGACAAAAAGAAGAAGGCTCTTAAGAACGCCGTTGTTGCGCCCGATGATTTCTACACGATCAACTGCGACTCGTCTCAGATTGAAGCGCGTGTCCTCGTCTGGCTGGCAGGACAGGATGACGTTATCGAGCAGTTCCGCAAAGGTGAGGATGTCTATTCGCTTTTCGCAACCAAGATATATGGCAAGCCCATCTCGAAAGCTAACCCCGTTGAACGGTTCGTGGGTAAGACCTGCATCTTAGGTCTCGGTTACGGAACTGGAGCGTTAAAACTTCAGCACACGCTGAAGACTACGCCGCCGGGAGCTGTGGTCACGGAAGACGAGGCCAAGAGTTATGTTGATACATACCGCAGCGCCAACGACATGGTTATCGAGTTGTGGCGCGATGGTGACAAGGTGATCAAAGACCTCGCTGACTGGCCGATCGACAAGAAGGGCCAACCAATCAAGCCGTACTACTATGGCCGACACAACTGCTTGAAGGTCTCCCCCGATGGCATCACCCTGCCCAATGGGTTACAGATTCGTTACCCCGAACTGAAGCTGGACACCTCAGAAGAGAAGTCACGGTACGTGTACAAGTCCCGCAAAGGGCCAGTGTCACTGTGGGGTGGGTCACTAGTTGAGAACGTGGTGCAAGCCTTGGCCAGAATTGTCGTAGGCGAACAGATGCTCAAGGTGCATGAACGCTATCGCGTGGTGCTGACCGTCCATGATGCGGCGGTGGTCGTAGTTCCCGAGGCCGACATAGATAGCGCAATGGAATTTATCGTCGAGCGCATGTCCGAGCCCCCTGATTGGTGCAAGACGTTGCCCGTGGCATGTGAAGCGAAGTACGCCCAGAGCTACGGCGAATGTTAAAAATAAGTCAAACTTAACTGGACAGAAGAGGAAAACCATGACAGAATTGTTCGCACGTATGTTGCAAAAAATGACCCCCCTCAGAACAGCCGTTTATGAGCTAGAGCAAGCCCAGCTGGAGCTATTGAGGTCTGAGTCAGCCGCAGAGTTCGCCGCTAATATGGTGCGCTATAACGAGCAAAGAGTTGCTCGGCTGAAGATGCGCATCGCCCAGTACAACGGAGACATCTCATGAGTTTCACATGGTCTTTTTCATCCTTTAAGCAGTACGTCAACTGCCCCAAGCAGTACCAAGAAATCAAGGTTCTGAAGCGGTTTCACATCAAGCCGACTCCCCAGATGACATACGGCAACGAGGTGCATAAGGCCTGTGAAGACTACGTAGGCGAGGGTAAGCCCTTGGCCAAGAACTACCAGCAATTCCAGCCCGTGCTGGACTCCCTGATGGAGATACCGGGAACTCGATACCCTGAGCAAAGAATGGCTCTGGACAAGGATGGCAACGCCGCCGAGTACGGCAAAGGGTACTGGGTTCGCGGAATTGTTGACCTAATGATTATTGATGGCGACACCGCTTTCATCGTAGACTACAAGACCGGAAGCAACAAGTACCCTGAACCAAAACAGCTTAAGCTGATGGCTCTCATGGCGTTTGCCAAACACCCAGAAATCAAGAGAATCAAGGCTGGCCTTCTGTTCATCGTGAACAACAGTTTCATGACAGAGGAATACACCCGCGATGAGATACCTGCGCTGTGGGAAACCTTCAAGGGCGACCTGATGCGCATGTCTGTCTCCTATGAATCTGATGTGTGGAACCCGAACCCAACCCCCCTCTGCGGCTGGTGTCCCGTGACAACCTGCCCACACCACAAGGTAAGACGATGATCATTGACTACGCACACCCCTGCATGATGGCTGAGAACGCACTGAAGAAAGCACATGACGCCATGCTTGACCATGACTATGATGTCGCAATTGGTGAGGCGCTGACCGCCTTGACCGAGACCCGAATCATGATCAACTCTATCAAAGACATGAAGGAGCGACAGGATGCCATACGTAACTAAACCCCGACCCTACAAAAAAGAATATGAACAGCAAAAAGAACGAGGCGAATTGCCCAACCGAATGGAGCGTCAACGTGCTCGGCGCAAGCTCGATGCCGAAGGCGTTGACCGTAAAGGAAAAGATGTTGCACACATCAAGGCTCTATCTAAAGGTGGAAGCAACACCGATGGAGTACGTGTCGAAAGCGCATCGAAGAACCGATCGTTCAAGAGAAACTCTAGCGGCGCTTTAGTCTCTGAGACCAGCACACGCGAAAGCAAGAAAAAATAAGTTCCATGATGCTCATCACTGTTAGGCACGAGTGAGTGGTGGGGGGCTTTTCTTGCAGTTGCGCCCTTATAACCTTGTCAGTTGAGCGGCGTTTTTGTCTCCCTTCCGGCGCGACAGGCTCAGCCGACTAGCCCCCGTAAGGGGCCACGTTAAAACTCAGTAAAGGATAGTCATGAAAGTTGTTCAGGACACAGCAGTCCACATGGTTGTTCCGTCAAAGGACTTGCAGTTTTTGCAAGGGCACATCGACAGATGCGAAGTGCTTAACGACAACGGGAACCACGCCAGTGTGCTTGTCTATTGGGGTGTGGAAGAGATGCAACGTCTCGTCCGTCTCTACGGAGATGCTCCTAACCCAATGCTCACCAAGTACGAATGGCCCGGCATGTACGAGCCGTTCGCTCACCAAAAAGTTACAGCATCGTTCTTAGCTCTACGAGACAGATGTTTCTGCTTTAACGAAGCTGGCACAGGCAAGACCTCATCCGTCATTTGGGCGGCAGACTACCTGATGACAGAAGGCCTCATCAAACGGGTGCTGGTGATCTGCCCTCTCTCAATCATGTACTCAGCGTGGCAAGCTGATGTCTTCAAGACCGCGATGCACCGCTCAGTGGGCGTTGCGCATGGCGATGCGAAGCGCCGTGTCAAGATTATCAACGGGGAGTACGAGTTCGTCATCATCAACTTTGATGGCGTTGGCACTGTGCAGAATGAGATTGCCAAGGCAGACTTTGATTTGATCGTCATCGACGAAGCCAATGCCTACAAGACTGTCACCACAAAGCGTTGGAAGACCTTGGCCAAGCTGATTACGCCGAACACCCGCCTATGGATGCTCACGGGCACCCCCGCTTCTCAGTCACCCGAGGATGCGTTTGGTCTGGCCAAGCTGGTCAACCCCGCTGGTGTACCGAAGTACATGACTGCATGGAAAGATAAAGTCATGCACCAGATCACGCGCTTCAAATGGATTCCAAAGAAGACCGCCAAGAACGATGTGTTCGACGCGCTTCAACCCGCGATTCGATTTGAGAAGGCCGACTGTCTTGACCTGCCTGATCTTGTGTACCAGACACGCGAAGTACCGCTGACTTCACAGGTGGCTAAATACTACAAGGTGCTGAAAGACCAGATGCTCATCGAAGCGGCAGGGGAGACTATCTCTGCTGTCAATGCGGCGGCGATGCTCAGCAAACTGTTACAGATTTCTGGCGGTGCGATGTACACCGACACGAAAGAGGTCGTGGAGTTTGACGTATCCCCACGGCTTAACGCACTCATGGAAGTGATTGAGGAGACATCGCACAAGGTCATTGTGTTCGTCCCGTTCCGTCACACCATCGTGCTTGTCTCAAACCACCTCAATCAACAAGGAGTCGTCAATGAAGTAATTAACGGAGATGTACCTGCGCGGGAGCGCGCCGAAATCATCAACAGATTTCAAACTCAAGAGAACCCAAGAGTTCTTGTCATTCAACCACAGTCAGCATCTCATGGCGTCACATTGACTGCCGCAGACACCGTCGTATTTTGGTCGCCCGTTATGAGCGTCGAGACCTACTTGCAGTGCGTGGCGCGGATTGATCGCGTGGGCCAGAAGAACAGCATGACAGTCGTACACCTGCAAGGCTCGGAAGCCGAACGCAAGATTTACGCAATGCTTCAAGGCAAGGTTGATGCACACGAAAGCTTGGTCGATTTATACAAACAGGAGCTGGGACTATGACCGAAGAAGAAACGATTGAAACAATCAATGACACGGACTTGAATTTTGAGGAATTAGTCAAGATATACTTGACAATACGAAATGAGAAGGATAGAGTAGAGGCAGAGTGGAAAGTACAGAACGACTCGCTGGTAGCCGACATGAAGGTGCTGGAAGGTCAGATGCTTGATGTCTGCAACAAGAACAACGCTAGCAGTATGCGTACCCAAAGCGGCACAGTGATTCGCAAGTTGACCGAGCGATTCACAGTCAGTGACGGGGACAGCTTTCGCAAGTTCGTTCTGCACAATGGTTTAGTTGACTTGTTTGAAGCGCGTATTCATCAAGGCAACTTTAAGGAATTCATAGCTGAGCACAAAGACGATGGTCTGCCGCCCGGTGTGAATGTGATGAGGGAGTTCAGCATTTCCGTGCGGAAACCCTCCAACTAAGTTAGTTCAGTAAACAAGGAAACTCAAATGAGCAATGATCTCGCAACTATGTTTGGCAACTCTGTGATGACTCCCATCGAGGGTTTGGATGATGACACGCTGGCCGTAGCCGGTGGCGGTGGCCGTCAAAGCAAACGCATCTCCATCAAGGGTGGCGTGTTCCGCAAGTATTCTGGCGGTAAAGAAATCGGTGCGATCGAAGACCGTCACATGAACGTGATCTTCGTGAAGATGGCACACAAAGCCTCGCGCATGTTTTACGAAGGCGCGTTCCAAGAAGGCCAGAAGGTCAGCCCTGTGTGCTGGTCGACCGACTCGGAGAAGCCTGACGCTGATGTGAAGAACCCTTGCGCCATGTCGTGCGCTGACTGTTCCAAGTCCGTCAAAGGCTCTGGCCAAAATGGTACTGGCACTGCTTGCCGCCTGTCTTGGCGCACTGCGGTGGTCTTGCCTAACGACCCATCTGGTGATGTGATGCAGTTGGTGTTGCCCGCTACTTCCAGCTTCGGTAAAGAAGACAACGGTCGATTCCCCTTCCGTCCATACATCCAGCACTTGGCTTCCCACAACGTCAGCGCTGGGCGTGTGATCACTCGCATGGCGTTCGACACCAAGGCCACTGCGCCCAAGGTTGTGTTCAGTCCCGCTGGTAAAGTGTCTGATGAAGACCTGCACATCATTGCCCAGCAAGCCAAGAGCCCCGCCGCTGAGCAAGCCATCAAGCTGAACGTGTTTCAGTCGGACAGTTCTGGCCAAGCTGAAGTGGCTAGCCACCGCAATGAAATTGCTGAGCCAGCTGAAGACGAAGCACCGCCAGTCAAACGCGAGTCCACCAAAGCCGCAGCCGCTGAAGAGAAAGACATCTCTGACGTGGTGAAGAAGTGGTCTAAGAAGTAAGGAATAGGGATGTCACGGACATACAGCGAAGCTTTCTTGATTGAGTTGCACAAGGCCAACCCCCATCGGGCTGGCACTGCGCTGGCCCTTGCTTGCGTGAAGGCAAACCTCCCCGCTAAGTACGTTGCAGTCGCACTGGATGTAACCCGCATGACGGTCTTCAGCTGGTTCCGTGGCAAACCTATTCGCCATAAGAATCTGCTGAAGGTTGAAACCTTTACCGACTTGGTAGAGAGTGACACCGCAAAGGGAATGCTCCCTGCAAGAACTACCGCCGCCGCCAAAACCTACATTGAGGAGATGATTGGACGAGCGATTTGACGGGGGGAGTGGCATACTCCCCCACCTTTTACCGAGCGGCCCAGTGCCGCTCTTTTCAACTCTGGCAAGACATGTTAAAACAATTCTACGAGAAAGCATTGCCTACGCAGGGTGTCTATTGTGTCAGTGGTATTGACAATAACAAAAAAATTACGAACCGCTTTGCTGAGACACTCGATGACGTATATACAGAAATCGACAAACTGAATGCCAAGAAGGTAAACACGTTTGTTGCACTGGGGACATTTGATGGATATAGCCGAAAGGCTGATGACTGTTTGTTTGTACGCTCCTTCTTCATTGATTTGGACGTAGGCCCGAGCAAAGAGTACGCAACGAAAGAAGACGCTCGTGCTGGGGTCATCAGCCTCGTCATGCAGACAGGTTTACCTGAGCCGGTGTTAGTTGATTCAGGCGGAGGCATACACGCCTACTGGCTGATGGATGAAGACATTCCTGCGGCAGAGTGGAAGTCCTACGCAGAGAAGTTCAAGGCGCTGTGCCAAGCTCACATCGCCATTGACCCCGTAGTCACAGCAGATGCCGCACGAATCATGCGCGCACCTGAGACGTTCAACTACAAGACAGACCCACCCCTGCCTACATCGGTTATCAGTGATGAGATAGCTGTCTATGGCTGGCAAGAGTTCAAGGCTTTCCTTGGCGGCGAGGCTCCCAAACAGGGACACACACAAGAGGCAGAGGACATCCTTGCCGCAATACCGAAAGGACTGGATGAAGACACCAAAGCAATTCTGAAGCTCGACAACTTTGCCAAGAAATTTGAAGTGTTGGCACAGAAGAGCATAGACGATGAAGGTGGATGTGAGCAGATCAAGTACATCTTGATGAACGCCGAGTCCCTTGAAGAGCCACTGTGGTTTGCTGGCCTGTCCATCGCCAAGTTCTGCGATGACGGTGCGACCGCTATTCATGAATTGTCTAACCCAGACCCAAGGTATACCCATGCTGATACAGAAGAAAAAGCAAGTCGCTTTCCTGCTCCGCGCACCTGTGATTGGTTCGCCTCAAACTATCCTGACCGATGCCAAGGCTGTTCCCACAGAGGGAAGATCACAAGCCCCATCCAGCTGGGCAAAGAGTTCAGACCAGCCCCCGCGCCAAATAAAGCGGAATCAGTTCGGGAAGCACCGGATACCCAAACAGTTCCTGATTTCCCAGACTTCATGATGCCCTTCGTGCGGGGCATCAATGGAGGTATCTACTTCATCCCCGCACCCAAGATTGACAAGAAGGGCATCAAGCACCAAGATGACCCAATCCTTGTTCTGCCCCACGACTTCTATCCAGTACGCCGCATGGTCAGCCCACATGATGGCGAGTGCTTGCAGATGCGCTTGGTGTTGCCACGTGATGGCGCAAAAGAATTTCTGCTACCAATGAAAGGGGTTTATGCCCAAGAAACTTTTAAAGCACTCATGGCGTCCAACGGCGTCCTTGTCTCAACGTCCAACACACTCAACCTCATGAACTACGTAGTCAAGTGGGGTCAGTATATGCAGACAACTGACAAGGCCGACCAGATGCGGATGCAGATGGGCTGGACACACAACCGCATTGACGACGACTGGGACAAGCGCAGCTTTGTAATTGGCACTCAAGAGATCACCTACAAGGGCGAGACCGTTGACGCCCCATCGTCACCCTTTGTCAAGGGCATCTCCAAGTTCCTCAAGACCAAGGGCACCTACGAGCGGTGGCGTGAGTCAATAGATTATTTGAACGAGCCGGGTTTTGAGCTCCACGCCTTCACCTCGCTTTGCGGTCTGGGTTCCCCGTTGATGTGCTACACCTCCACTTCCGGCGTTGCTATCAGCCTTCTGGGCAAGTCGGGCAGTGCCAAGACTGGAGCGATGTACGCAGGGATGAGCATGTTCGGGCATCCCAAAGACCTGAGCGTGTTTGAAGCTACGGACAACGGCATGACTGGCCGCTATCTTGGCTTGCACAACCTGATGCTCGGCCTCGACGAGATTGGCGACAAAGACCCCAAGGTGCTTGGCCCACTCATCCACAAAATCTCCCACGGCAAGGCCAAGATCAGGATGCAGGGTTCCGTGAACGCTGAGCGTGAGCATGAGATGTCTGCATCGCTAATTGGTGTTCTTACTACCAACCAGTCGGTCTACAACAAGCTGGAGTCCATCAAGGCCAACCCTGACGGTGAAGCTGCTCGACTGATTGAACTGCTGGTGCGCAAGCCAGCGCTGATTGACGGTGACAGCCGCCTTGGTCGCCACATCTTCGACGCGTTCAACTTCAACTATGGACACGCTGGCCCCATGTTCATCAAGAAAATTATGGCTGGGGGTGACAACTACGTACTGGACAACATCGCAGCATGGGACGATAGATTCATCAAAGACTTTGGGGACGACTCGACCTACCGCTTCTACCAGAACCTGACTTCCACTTGCTGCGCCGCTGGGTCGATCGCCACCGAGCACGACATCCTCAAGTACGACATGAGCCGCATCTACCACGAGGTTGTGCGTTCCATGATTGAGATTCGGGACAACGTGGTCAAGGTCAACCGCACCGACTACCCGTCACTGCTGGGCGACTTCGTGAACAAGAACATGGGCAACATGCTGGTGCTCAAGGACGGGAAGGTAACGATGGAGCCACGTGGCCAGATCGTAGGCCGCATCGTCAGTGAAGACAATCTCTTGCAAATCTCCAAGTCCGAGTTCAAGAAGTATTTGGCAGAGCGCCAGATCAGCACCCGCGAGTTTGAGTTTGAGATGAGGGCTAAGAACATCCTCGTCGATGACAAGAAGGGCCGTCTGACAACCGGCTGGAAGTCAGCTATCCACGTTGACCCAGCGTACCTGTACTGGTTCAAGACCACACTGCCTGAAACCTTCTTTGATGACACCGAAGCTGGTTAAGGAACCGGAGTGGATTTTCCCATTTCCCGGCATGGAGGTAGGGGACAGTTTTTTTGTCCCCACCCTTTGCTTTGCAGAAATGATTGTTGCTATGGAGAACGGGGCCAAGCGTGAGGGCATCCGAGTCAAGTGCTACGTCACACACAAGGACAAGCACATCGGAGTCCGCGCTTGGCGCGTTCGTTAAGGCTTGATGTCGTAGGCCTTAAAAATCTCAATCATCTGCCGCTTGACCAAGTCCGCTTGATACTTATTGGTTTCAAGCAGCTGCTTGCGTATCATCGGTGAGAAGTCTCGATTTAGACGAATAGCCTTGTCTTCTGCACGTAGTGGGTTTAACTGCTGATTGACCATCTTGTTGTAGGTATCAACAGCAGCTTCTTCCATTGGATACTTAGCGGTGTACTCAGCGTATCTTACCGGGTCAGTCTTGAAGGAGTTGATGGTTTTTTCCATGTGTTTGATTTCTTTCTCCACACGAGCAAACTCACGAGCATCGACGCTGGAGCGTGAACCAAAGAACGAACCAAACAAAGGCAAATCAGTTTTCAGGTTGAAGTCTTTGCGATCTTGCGCCAAATCAGTAATGCCATACATGCTTTCAGCAATACGACCGATACCATCGACGTAGCTGTTAGACATGAAGTAGAGCGAGTTCGGACTCACGTCAATGAAACCATCGGTGGCGTTGTGCATATAACGGGAAGCGTCTTTCCACATCTCTGGAATGTGGTCACCGCCTGTATAAGCATCGCCTAAACGGCGCTGCGCTGTGCTGTTAATCTCACGGCCCAACCCGTTTGTGTTCATAACAAACTCAAGCATTGGGCGGAAGAAGCTAGGCGCGATCGAATCCAAAAGCCATTTGTCTGGGCTTTCGATCGGGTTAATACGCGAGACAGGGATTGGCACAAACGAGTCCAGCATGATGGACGTAGTAATGTTTGAGAGCGCATCGGTGATCTTGTGACTACCGCCAGCGACACCAGCAAGTTGAGCACCTGCCGCAGCAAACGCGCCCAGACCAAAGCCCCAAGGCACTTGGAAGATCAGGGGGTCTTTAAGGCCCATTGCTTCACTGATGCCGCGAGGCACGTGGAAGCGTGCGAAGCGAGTCCACTGCTCCATGTTATCTGTTGCCACAGCATTGCGTTCTAGCTCATCATCGTCAGCAGTCATGTAGGCCAGCGTGTACGCCAGCGCACCAAGACTAAATAACGAGAAAGACATAAGACGCGCATTGGAGCGCTGCTTATCAAAAGTCTCAAGGTACTTTTTCTTGGCCGCAGGGTCAGATGCAATCTCTGGGGGCAGTCGGCTAGTAGCCTTCTCATCCGAGATAAACGCGGGGGCCACGGCCTCGATCGCACGCACAGCGCCAGTCGCAGCGGGACGGAAGAACATGTAGAGCGCACCCATGTACTTGCCCCACTCACCCACTTGCTCAAAGTTAGCGAGGTTCTTAGTAAACACAGTGGCTTTGGTGCGAGCCTCAGCCTCTGACATACCGTCACGCATAAAATTATTCTTGGCCACAGTGTACGCAGAGGCACGGCTGGCCAATTCAAACATGTTGGTCCACACATCAACAAATTGGTTGAAGTCTTCGACTTTTGTCAGGACACCAGAGCGCCCAACCTTCTTGTGCAGTTCTTCAAAGTTTGACTGCAAAGACATGCCATTCAAGTGGGACACCATACCACCAGCACGGATGTACTCAACCATGTCACGGATGTAGGGGTCTTTTTTAGATAGAGTTTCTAGTGCCCGCAACGACTGGGTGTCGCCTTTGGGGAACAAGATTGCAACTTGCATTGCCTTGTACATGCCGCCGTTTGCAGTCAAGAACGCTACGTTCTTCAGGTAACGCGCAGCCTCAACTGGACCCATCTCGCTAGCACCAATGTTCCAAGCGTTGGTCAACACGTCGCGTACAAAGTTCAGCGGCGCAAAGTTGTAGTTGTACCGGGTGTGCATCTGCCCGATACGACTTGTCCACTTGTTTGAAAACTCTACTAGAGGATTGATCTGCTTGTACGTACGACGAATCGAGTCACGTAGGTTCTGATCAGCCACCACCAGAACGTCAATGCTACCGTCCTCGTTGTAGTGAAAGATCGTGGTCTCACCCTTTAAGTCCGACAGGTCAACAGTATCGCGTTCTTCAAACTTGATCGTCTTCTTGATGTAGCCTTTGAGGGTTGTATTACCGTTGGCATCTTTGTTGGTAATAGCGTTCTTGATTGCCTGAGTCAGATTACGCCGACCCGCACGCAGTGAGGCGCGAGTTGCATCGGTCATTGTCTGCAAGATGGGGTTCTTGGAAACGCTGACACGGCCACCCATAGCACCTGCGCTGTCTTGCAGTTCGCGTCCGTTTTTGCGGCTATCAAAGTCGATGTCATCGTCTACTTCCGCGTGCTTGGGGTTGCCTTTAAGCGGGATGTAGTTTTCAAAGCCATAGAACGCCACGCGATTACTGACAGGCTGAGACCAGTAGTTGGCCAGCTTGTTCATCTCAGTGGTCGCAGTGTGCAGTTGCTGCATAGAGTCAATGACCTGCTGGATTTCAGCAGCTTGCGGATGGTTCTTCAGCTCATCACGAATCTTCTTACCGTCTTGAAGATTCATACCAGTCGCGTTGTACTCTTCAGAAGCGTAGTTGATGCCACGCTTGATACCCTTTGCCTTTGAATTGGCTGACACAGGGGAAGACCCAGCAGGGTCCACGTACTTCATGTTTGGCTTTGGATTGCCGTCTTGGTCAAGAACTATCTGGCCGTTTGCATCTTTCTCAAAGACGATGCTGTCCAGTTCCTCGCGCAGCTGTTTAGCTTGCGCTTGGCTCAGCACATTGTTATCCAACAGCTTCTTGATGTCTTCACGGCGCTTGGCAGCACTGATCTTCTTGCCGTTGTGCGTAAGGTCTTCTTTGATGCTGAGCGGGACAGACAACAGGTACTTGACCGTGCGGCGCTCAGGCTCATGAGTTGCCTCAAGGATTTTGTGCAGCTCTTCAAGCGCACGCTTCGTTGCGTAGCCAGCACCATCAGCAAACGCTTTAACGGCTGAGTCCAGTTCACGAGCAGGCTGGCTTACATACACACTGAAGAAGTTCTTTGCATCACCTACGGCCAGCACGATCTGCTCGTAGACGTTGTTCATCTTGTCCTTGCCCTCACGAATGAGTTTTTCAGACATGTCCAAAACACGATCATGGGCCTTGATGCGATAACGATCGTCTTGGAAGATACGCGCTGCGTTACGCCAAGTGTTGACGTTACCTTTCATGCGTGCAAGCTTATCCCGAATAGTCAGGGGAGCGTCTTCTTTGGGTAGGTGGTACTCGGTGTTATCCGCGCCGAGCTCAGCCTTGTGCATAGGCAGCGGCTGCTTGGGTGGCGCAGCACCCTTCTTACCTTTTGTTGCCTTGGGTGCTGTGGCAGGCAGGGCTGGTAGAAACACAGGCTCAGTTGGCTTGACGAGGATGTCTTCAAACGCTGCTGCAACCTCCATCACGTAGTTGGTGTTGGCGTTCTTGTCCAGCTTGCCTTTGGTCAGGTAGTCGTCCCTAACCTTGAGAATACGGGCAATGGACAGCTTAAATGCCGACCACTGAGATTTGTTCTCAGGCAGATTTTTACCAACAGCTTCTGTGTCGGCCTTGCCATAAACGCTTTCAAGCAAGCGAGTTGTGCCAGCGTCCGTAACAGACTCATCGTGCAGGTCTTGTTGCAGCTGGTCGCTGGTCAGTGCATAGGATACGAACTCAAACAGGTTCTTGTACGCCTCTGGGTGGTCAGCCTCTAAAGACGCCTTCGTTGCATTCATGATGCGCTCAAGCTGCCGAATAGCGTTGAGCTGTCCCATAGACAAAGACTTGCGATTACCGTAAAGATACTCGTTGATGACCTTGACCGTACCGGCGTGTACTACCTCGTGGATGAGCGTGTTGGAGCTCAGGCCTTCACGGGTTACAAGGATCGTATCTGACACAGGGTCGTAGCGCGCCAAGTCGCCCTCAATCACTGAAGACTCGACAACCTTGATCTTGGTGTTGAGCTTCATGTCGTACAACGACTTGGCCACAGCCTTCAGAATCCTCTTGTACGGCGATGTCAGCGCGGTTGTCTTGACTTCGCTCAGGTACTTCAGTACCCCTTGCAGATCGTTGTTTACGACCATCTGCACAACCGCGTTGGGCAGGGATGAGTTTGAAGGCTTGTTGCGCTCGTAGTTCTCGCGGGTCTTGCGATCGCGTTCTTGCTGAGCTTCCGACTTCTGACGTACTTCTGCCTGACGGTCAATGACGTTTTGCTTTTCGCGCTTCTCGCCTTCGCTTAGCTGACGACTATCTTCAACGAGCTTAACACCAAGCTTAGCAAAACCCATCGTCTGTTGTTGGCCAGCATTGTTGGTGATCTGGCCAAGGTAGACTTGCTTCTGGTCATCGGTCAGGTCTGCCCAGCGCGGAAATTTGACGCCAAAAATTTTGCTGTACTCAGCGCGGTTTTCTTCATACGAATTGACAATGCGGCGCTCTTGGGCAGTCATCTGCTCTTTATCACGCCCGCCTGTTTTGCCCATGTACGCTTGCAGCGCTTTGGCGGCTTTACGATGCTCAGCTTTGCCGCTACCACCAAGTTTTTTACTGGTCTGGGTAATGTTCCCGAAGTAAACGTCCTTGTAGTCAGCAGCAAACTTCTTCTCATATTCGGGCAGCAAGCGCTGCACGGGGCCGTGACTCTGCAAGGCGTCCTCAGCGGCATAGACGCGCTTGAGCGCAGCGTCCTCATCGTTTTCAGCAGCCGCATCGTACGCAGCGATGGCGGCTTCAAGTTCAGTGCTCAGCTCTTTGCGGCGCTCATTGGCCGTTTCAGCTTCCGTATTTACTTCATCACGAGTCTCGTTGTAGAGGCGCTTGTCCTCATCGCTAATTTCGTAGTTGGCCGCAGTCTCGCCCAGCGACTCGTTGTACGCCGCTACGCGCTCAGCTTCCAGTTCTTGGTCAGTCTTTTCTTCACCGGGCACAGCGTAAGGGACTTCTCCCTCATCCAAGAAATCTTTCTCAATGCTCTTGCGTGCGGGCAGCGTTCCAGTGATGCCTTGCTTGGCCAAAAACTTATTCAGCTGTTCTTTTTTCTTGGATGCGTCGCCACCGTCCATCTCGATCTGGGCAATCGCATCTCTACGCTCAGCAACCATCGCCTGCAATTCAGGGCTGAGATCAGTGATAGCTTTTGGCGTTACTGTAGCGGGCTGCTGTCCTTCTCCAGTAGCAGCTGGTCCAGCATTCGGCTCAGTAGGAACCACTCCAGCTGGTTTAGCTCCGGTAGCCCCTCCGGTGGGGGCATTGGCTGCTGGTGGTGTAGGAAGTTGAGTGCTGTCTCCAGCTGGGGCATTGACAGTTCCTGCAACATTGGGCGCTCCTTGTCCTAAGACGTGCTGTCGGATAAATTCAATTTTGTCTTTGTTGGTCTTTACCGTTTGGGGGAACGAATCAATGCCAACCACTTTGCCAACAGCGTGGATATCGTTGCGTTTGATCTTTTCCCCTGCATCAGCTTTGGCGAATAAATCTTCAGCAGTCTTTACCTTGCCCGCTTCTGTTTTTTGCAGTTCAGTCTGGGCAGCAAGGGTGTCATCAGAAACTTTTGCCAGCGCCCCGGTATCACCAGCGGCGGGAGTCAGTCCGGAAATCAGATCAGCGCTCAATGGAGGTGGAGGCGCTTGGGTCTGGCCAGCCGCACTGGTGGACTCCCGCCGCAACTGATCTTCAGCAGTCGTGCTTTGTTTAGCTGCGTTGGCAAACTTATTTGCCAAATTCGTGCGAGCACCGCCCACACCGCCGGGGGCAACAGCCATACCAAACGAAGCAGCGGTAGCGTCCACATATTCTTTAAGCGCTTCAGCATCAGACAGTGACAGTTTTGCGCCGTAGCGCTCAGCCATAGTCTGTATCAATTCGGCAGGGGTTTGCTTCGCACCTGTTACAGCAATCTGCTTAGCGACATCAAGCACAAGGTTGTTCGTGCTCTTACTTCCGATTTTCAGTGCGTCAAGACCAATCTTGTTAATGAAGTAATCTGACACTCCATGAACAATAGCAGCGGGAACAACTCGGCCAAGATCAACTTTGTCGGTGTCACCGCCAGCTTCGTCAATCGCACGCCCAGTGACTTCACCCGCGCCAGAAAGACCAGCCTGAGTCACCATACCGGCGGTCATGCCAGCCCCTCTAGCACTAGTCTTTGCGTATTGCTTGGCCGCAGCCTTTGCGGCCTCATTGCTGGCATCAGTGATAACGCGTTTGGTCTCAGCCTCAACAAACTTCTGCGCAGCTTCCTTGCCGCTTTCTTTGGCAATTTTTTCAGAAGCCTCTTTGATTCCCTGTTTGACAAGCTGCTTTGATACCGCGCCAGCCAAAGCACCGGGCACAGCCCCAACACCAGCGCCAGCTGCGCCACCAGCAAGCGCGCCAACACCCATGAAGACGAGAGTCTCAGCAAGGTTACCTACACCAGAGCCAATTTGGTATGGAAGCCAATCTGTAAGAACCGTGCCAATGCCTTGAGTCCACGCATCAGTAAAGGAGTCCGATTGCTTAGTGGACTGTTTGAGCTTGCCCTCTTCCATCGACATGAGGCCGCTCTCGATAAGGCCTTTGCTGTTCGACAGCAAACCCGCCAATGCTTTAGCACCACCAAAAGTTTCTTGAAGCTGACCGGGAATGTTGCCAACCCCGCGCATAAAATCACCAGCCTCTTCATCGGCAACGGGCTTAGCAGCGACGGCGGCGGGGGTAGTGGCGGAAGTGGGTTGTGGCTGCGCTTGGTTTTGCTGCGCTAGCCATTCTTCAGGGCTAAGCGCAACTCTCGGACTTGTCTTAGGTTGTTGGGCCAACCACTCTTCTGGACTCATTACTTGACCCCTTGCGATTTCTTGTAATCACTCCATTGTGCATCAGTCATACCAGCAGGTCTAGCGTATGTTTTGTCTCCCACTTTGACCGATTCAGCGCCAGCGGAAGGAGTAGGCGTAGCACTAAGCCTTGCGTTGACCTCTCTCATTTGACTCTTGAGAAGGTCAGCGTCCTCTCTGGCTCTTGTAATCCGAGTGTTCCACGCTGCATCCTTAGTGGCTATTTCTGCTCGCGCAGCTTCTCTCGCCCTTGGAGTAACCCCTTGGGTCCGCGACGCCGTAGTCACAGCAGCTTTGTAGGCAAAGTCCTTGTCTTTCTCCGCCGCAATTGCTCTCTCAGTGTCCGACAAAGCTCTTTCCGCAACCAGCACGTTACGTTGCAGATTGGCGCGTTCGTTTTCATCCAGCTTTCTGTCACCGCGGGCAGCGGTATCTTTAGCACTTGCTGCCATGCGGTCCGCAGTGATCTGCGCCGTTGTTTTCTGGCTTTGAGCTTGGATGTTTGCAACATTTTCCGCTGAAGCTGCGCGTGACGCGTCACTCGCTCTTGCTGATTCTGAGCGTGACTTATCACCTTCTATGCTGGTCTGATACTGAAGCAGGTTCTGATTGAGCTTCTGTGCGTTGTCAGCGGCTTTTTCTTTGAGCGCCGTCGCTTCGTCAATGCGGCCTATCTTCTCAAGACGGTCTGCGTTATCAAGGTCAAAGATGATCTTGTCAGCGTCACGCTTGGCTTTCTTGGCGTCCTTTGCATCGTCAATCATGCCGGGAATAGATTTCTGCAAAGCAGTCATACCAGCGACAAGCGTTGAGCCGGGGGTAGAGCCCCAGCTAGCAAAGAACTGGGCCAGACGCATACTGCGTTGACGTTCAGCTTCATCCTTCAGGTTGGCACGTTCCGCCATCTGCTCATTGCGGTACTGCTCGCGGGCTACGTTTTCACCAACACCCATAGATTGACGAAGTGCCTGACGTTCAGCCATGATGTCCGCAATCGGCTTGTTCGCAAGGTCTTGTTGTGTTTTAAGCGCGTTTTGCGCGTTCATGACAATATCAGTCGGGGCAGTGTTAACCGGAGGCGCAGCTGCTGGGGCCACACCCATAATGCCCTCACCAGTGATAGGGGGCCGAGCAAGGCGTTCTTGCATACCAATCCGCGCCTCTTCTTCCCCTACGTCACCTTCATTAGCCCCCGTAATGCCACCGGGAGCGAATGCAATGATGCCACCACCAGCCATGCCTTGTGGAACTTGACCAGCCATGTCTTGTGGGGCTTGACCAGCCATGCCTTGTGGGGCTTGACCAGCGCTTTGCTCCATTTGTTTCTCACGCAAGATACGCTTAGCCATTGCCCGTACTGTGGGGCTTGAAGACTCTTGGGCTTGCTTCATCAAACCTTGAATGTCCATCGACTCAAGTTGAGACTCAATTTCGCCGCCGACATTGTATTGGGGCACAGAGGTGATGCCGCCCTTGGCGTACTTGAACTCGCTAGGCAAACCGCCAGCAGCGCCGCCCGGTGGTCTCATCGCGTTGTAAAGCGAAGCTCCAGCGCCAGCAGCGCCGATACCTTGAGTAAGGGCATTTGGAGCCGCAGCGTATTGATTGGTAGTGGACGCCTGCATTGGCAAGCCACGCAGCATATTCGACATAGTGCCCAACTGCATCAGCGGGTACTGCTGCGCGTTGGCATAGTCGCTAACCGCCTGATCAATCTTCCGCTGCTCCAGTGCCTGCTGCTGTGCGCCAGCAGTGTTCTGCATGTTGTAAATGCCTTGTTGGCCAGTGAGCATCTGGTTACCAATACCAGCCAACTGATTCGCAGACTGCCCCACCATGCCGTAACCAGCAAGTTGGTTTTGCAAGTTCTGGTTGTATTGCTGCTGCGCTGCGCCGAACGACCTGTCGTAAGCTTGGCCAATTGCTTGGTTCTGCGCCATGCCCAGATTACGGTTGTTCTCAGCAGCCATGATCGCGTCACGCGAACCACCATAAGCACCAGCTTGAGTGGCTTGGCTAGATTGCTGTTGGCCAGTGATACCGTACTGACGGCGCATTTCATCAAGCTGAGGAGCCAGCACTTGATTCATGTACGGGTTCATGTACCCGCCAACTTGATTCTGAAAGCCTTGAGTGTTGGCTTGGCCAGCTACGTCCATACCGCCCATACCTGCGTACGCAGCTTGCTGCGAGGCGCGACCATACTCGCCGGGCAGCTGCATTCCAGCGATACCCCGCTGCGCTTGCTCTTGCATCGGCTGAAAACCAGCAACTGATTTGCTAGGGTCGTAGGAAGTCTGATTACCTTGTTGGTTGTACGTACCGCCGTACGCCTTGTACGGCTGGAAACCAGTTATGTTGAACCCGCCGTCCCCAGTTTCGTTGCCTTGAAACAGCTGGCGCTGTGTCGCGCCCATCATCGTCTCTACGTAGGGACGTGCGTACTCAGGGATGTTCGACGTGTTTGACGTGCTCGTGGTCTGGCCACCACCGCCACCGCCACCCAAGTGATACAGGCGTCGATTGTCCGCAGAGTAACCGTTGAACTTGTTGCCGATAATCATAGCTTCATCCTCATTACGTGATGGGTTTCTTCCATGCCCATCTTTTTGTACATCGGAACCAGCTCATCGCGGCACCAGCATTGGGCTACTGTGGCTCCATTAGATTTCATCCAAGCCAACAGCTCTTTGAGCACATGCGGCTTTACTACATTCTTGCCACCCAGAAGAGTCCCGTGCCCCACACGATAGCGTGGATAGTCAATAAACTCAACCGCCGCTGCGCCAGTAATACCTTCATCGGGCTCGTTCCATACCAGCAAAGACATCTTACCTGTGCGGATGGCGTACTCCACCTGTTCGATCGTAATGAAGTCAGGCTCGATATCAATGCTCTTTTGCAAAAGCGGAGCGGCCTTATCCCATACAGCAGGCAAGTGGTTTGGGTGTACGTAGTGGAGTGGCATTACTTGGGCATGAATCGGTTGGGGTTTATCTGCTTACCTTGTTTGGGGTTGCCAGTACGCGCCTTACGCACGTTGGTCATCATGCCGTGCAGCTTCTTAGACCCAGCGTTTGTAGAGCCGTTACCAAGGTGAGACACAACGTCAGCAGGAACAACAAACTCACCATCAGCCAAACGGGCAGGTTGCTTGTTCGCAATTGTGGCAGGAATGTTGTCGCTCATGCCATCGCCGGGACCCTTGAGCAGCCGTGGCTGTCCGCCAGCAGCATAACCACCCAAATGGCCACTTGCCTGCATGATGCCGCCTTGCGCTGCACTCTCGACATCAGGGGAACTACTACCCTCCTTAGTTCCGGGTGGCTTAAGATTTAATTGACCCATAGGCGTAGGACGCTTCATACCGGGAGTCTGTACATTGGCGCGCTTGTTGACCTTGGACATACGGACCTGTGCAGCGGACATGGGGTCCAGATACCTAGTGTCTGGGTCAGCGTCTCGGTAGATACCCACATCGCGGCTTCCAGCAGCGGGAGTCCTCATTGCTGCGATCTGCCGTTCACGTTCACCGCCCAACATGTCTGTGTAATATTCCACAGCCGAAGTGCTACCGCCAGCCTTGTACGAGGCAATGCCGCCCGGCATAGCGGGACTTTGCATACCCTGTTGGGCTTGCACAAAGTTTAGATTTGTCGGGGCCTGCATAACATCAGCAATACCGCCGTTAGCGTAACGTCGAGGCGTGTACTGGTAGTCTTCAGGATTGGCTTGCCGTCCTTGAAAGTCAGAAGACAGTCGGTACTTGTTCAGTGGGCCGTTGTAGGGGTCGCTGTTGAAATTTTGCTGGTTAGGGTCAAATAACCCAAGCTTATTTCCTACCACATATGTACCCATAGCAGTGGTATATGGGTTGGCTTTGGCGAATTCAGAGAATGCAGTCCAGCCTTTTGACAACGCAGAAGGAGGTGGCCCCGCAGTTGTATAGCCAGCCGCAGTCTCCGCTCCACTGGGTGTAACGCCGGGAGGCAATTGAAGTGATTGAGTAGCATCAACAATACCTGATGGGGCAGAACTACCAAAATTTAGTGTCTCCCCACTCAGCATCTGATATGTTCCGGGAGGCGAAGCGCCAGCAGTGGTCGCTGCTGAACTACCAGCGGCTTGAGGAACTGTAGCGATGCCGCCCGGCGTAGCACCAGCGCTTTGCATACTTGCTTCCATCGCCGCCTGAGTCCCAGCCGAACCAGCGCCGGGTCCACCCACCGCCACAGCAGCTTCAGCAGCGGGTGCGGCTTGAGCCATAATGCCCGTTGTAGTAGGCCCAGCTCCAGCGGCCTGCGCTCCCATAATACCGGCTTGGGTATTAGCGCCTTGCGCCGCTGCTTGTTGTGCAGCGAGATTAAGAGACTCAGCAGTGGTAGCTTGGGCAGCTTGAGTAGCGGCGGCTTCGGCGGCGGCAACGGTAGCGGCTTCAGTGGCGGCAATTTCGGCGGCTGCAACTGCTGCGGCTTCGGCTGCTGCTGCGGCGGCAACTTCAGCGGCAACAACTTCGGCAACAAATAAAAATGGCATATTAAAACTCCTTAATTTCTGGCGACTCTAGCCCTGTGCCGCGAAGGTTGTGTAGGCAGCACAAGGCTACATCGTCTGTCAACGCACGGAAAGCGTGTTTCTTACCCGCGGAAATTTTGATTATTGCGGGGGCATTGAATTCCCCAAACCACTCGCCATCTTGCCAAGCCTCGACTGTTCCACGTGAAACCAGCGTGATGTGGTCATGGGTGTGGACGTGCTGGGATAAAACTGTCTTAGCCTTCGGAATAGAGTAAGCGCGGACCCAGATGTCGTCAGCCTCAGCAAACTCGACATATTCCAGATCAATTTGTCTGTAAGCGGGGTCATTCCTGACGGCGGTTATGTCCATGCGTGCCTCAGCCTAAAAGTTGACGAATCGTATCACGCCTTGATCCTCAGCGGGTAGCTTGTTGCCGCCCCGCCAGACGTGTCCATATAGATATCACCAGAACGTAAATTGGCAAAATCTGCGTCTGTCGGCATACTGATTACCGGTGCTCCGGTCGTCTGACTAAGTTGAGCACAACTGATCGCCGCTATGACATCTGTTGAGCTTCTTCGCTGAGTAGCTACAACGACGGGGCCGGGGCTGTCCAATAGGTTGAAATACTGGCGGAGAATGTTTAGCGTCGAGTCTATGAACTGCGCGTTGTACGCATTTGGGGCAGCGGGGAGTCGTGGAGCTGTTACACCTTTTGCAGCCATACTTACCTCCGCCCGTCTGGTCGAACATCAATACGGGGAACGCCCAACTGCCACTGCACACCAAGCCCCTCGGTGGCAGAGTTGAGCACCCCGGAGCTAACCTTAAACGCCATCTGACGCCCACGGATGCGTACATAGACCTGCTCGGTGAACTGCTGCACAGCATAGGTTCGTTGGCCAGCGTAGTTCTGAGCGCTGGTTACAGCGGGGTTGTTTGAGTTACCGTAGTTGGCACCGGGGAACGTGCGTGGACGCACAGTGAAGTTTGCGCTGGGGTATGGGCTAGTCAACCCGCTGGTGTTTGACCCATCAAAAGTCAGGTCAGGAATCAAACGCCAGACAAAGCCATAGTTATGGCCATCCCCGATGTCAAAGTCCGAGGACTGTATGTAGGAGACGATCGGTGTCGTAGTAGCGTTGGCCCCGTCGTTCGTACCGTTCTCGTGGTAGACCAGCGTGGTACTGCCTTGGGTACGTGAGGTTGTAGTCGTAGGCGCACCATAGGTCGATGCCATAGGGAAGCTACGTAAAGAACTGTCTAGCCACGCAGTACGGCCTTGAGGGACACCCTCGTAGTTGTTCCATGTGCCGTAGTACCAGACGTTGTCCAAGTAATCGAAGATCACGTATCGGTTAAGGACAGTAGAACCGCTGGAACAGTATGTCCACCAGACTTCGCTGTAGCCCTCGTTGGTGCCGGAGTTGACTTGGAATCCTTGGCCAAGCTCAATATCGCTAAAAACATACTCCCGCAACGTGCAAGGCATAGACTGAACGCGACCGGTGTAGACATAAAACTTGTCCATACCCATCCAATAGACCACGTTGGACGCGACTGTCACCGCATTGGGGCCGATGATTGAAATGTTGTCTTCCAGCAATTGGAAGCCCCAGACGTACGGAGCGCCGAGGTACTGCATCGAATACACAGCGCTGTCGGTGAACACCACAATTTCTTGGCGAGACTGGATGGCTGTATAGATAGCTGAGCCATGGCTCAGTCGGTAGTCACCCGCTTGGTTGGTAATCGCGGGCGTCCAAGTAGCAAAACTTTCCTGATCGGACCAACGAATCTGCATAGGGTCCAGCACGGTTGTAGCGTATACACCCGTGGGGTCGTTGGCACCAAATGCAATGATGAACCGTGAGGCATCGGACACCATAATGTAGTTGGCCGCGGACGGACAAGTTGCATCAATCGACACCGTTGTAGAGCCTGACCCCGCGCCATTCTTTACCGTGACCGAGCCGCTGGCCACAAGCAGTTGAGCACGGTCGTATATGGTGGGTGCCACGTTGACCGCCCACAAGTAGATACCACCGCCGTTGGGGTTAAAAATCAAGTTCTCACCAAAGTTTGACTCACTCCAAAAGCGCAGTCCTACTCCAACACCGCCAGCCGCCGCTGCCAACCCCCAGCCTGTGCTTGGGTACCCAGTTGTCACACCGCCCCAGCCACCAGCACCCCAGCCCGTAGCTACGGAATAGATGTCGTTACCAGTAGTGATTTCGTAGGTAAACGTTGCAGTCACAGCCGATGTACCCGAAGACGTGGCCGCAGTCGCAACCGTAATCTCGTACGAGTTAGTGGTCAAGTTTGTGGACATGATCTGGTACATCACAGGCGCAGCTGTAGTACCCATCGTTGCCGCAAGGATGCCATTGACCGTGCCAGAAGTCGCCGTAATCGTAACGAAGTCCCCTGCTTGAGCGCCGTGCGCGGGATCATTCACCGTCACTACACTAGAAAGGTTGATGGTGGTAAAGGCGTTGGCCACCGCCGTGCTAGTTTTGCGGATAGGCGTAACGTCATAGTACGCACCGTTGACACCGTTTTGAATGTAGAACTTCAGGTTGGTCCCAAAAGACAGCAAGTTCTGTCCAGCCAGCGTGACCCAATTCCACATTGACCGGCAATACCCCCAAAGCGTGCCGGACGGAGGAGTCGGCATTGTGGTTGCGTATGCCACCCCATAGTTAGCAACCGTGGATACGTTGGGTGAAACAGCACCAGTGTCTCTTACCCACCCACCGAGCTTCTCAGGCTGTCCAGAACGAAAGCGAATCTTCTCCGCCTCATACCACCCGCCCTCATTGGCATAGGATGTATTTTCCCGGTTTACACCAGCTTTGAGGGCAAGTTTTTGTAGTGGCATGGGTTTCTCACGCAGTCATGGATGAGGCTACGGTTTGTACCTCCGCCACGCGACGGCCCCAGCCTTTGCCAAATGTACCCCAATGCGGCAAATCCATCAAGAAGGACAGGCGTCGTTTAGCGTAGTCCTCAACCAGATCGGAGGAATCAAACTTGGCTACAGCCGCCAGCGTTTTTGGGCCGATACCACCATCAGGCTCAACTCCAACACAGGACTGCAACCACTTGGCAGCACGGCCCGGACCGCTGTTCACAGCAGCGTCAAACACGCAGTAGTCCACGCCTTCTGGCAGGTCGTCACCCTTGATCTTGTCCCAGTATTTGGCCTTGTACATGGGGCCAACGATCTCAGGAGTCAGGGCACGCATAGCCTTCTCATCCACATCGTGACCAACCCACTCTTCCCAAACCTTCTTGGTTACGCCAAGGTTGGTCATACCGCCGGGGTCAGATGGATGATTTACAAACCCGCCTTCGTGGTGAAGGATGGCCTTTAAGGCTGCGTCAAAGTTGTCTTTCATTTTGCTGTCCTTGAGAGAATGTCAGTCTTGGCCTGCGAGCCCGCGCTGGAGCCGAAATAGTAAGCGATGATGCCAGTCCATGCCGTACCCAAGCTGCCCAGCATCATTAAGATGGCCGGGTTGCTGCTGTCGATCTGGTTGAAGAACATCATCACCATGATGCCGAAAAAGCCGATGGTGACTGCGCCAGCCAAGATGGGTGGCATCAAGCTGCGAGTGGTTGCTTGCATCTCCCGCGCTGACTTGCGGTCCTCGACCTCCAGCTTTTCAAAGTTCAGGCCCAGTTCCTGCGCTTGCTTTTGAAGTTCAATTTCGGCAATCTTGACTTGTGCGATCTGCTCGGCTGACAGCTTGTTGTTGGAGATCATGTCTCCCACCTTGTCAGGGTCAACACCGATGGCTTTGGAGATGGCCGACACAGCCATACCCGCTAGTGGGCCACCCATTGCGGTAGCGATAGTAGGTGCGATTTGTTTAAGCCAATCCATATCAATTTCCCCTTTTAGTGAGCATTGCGCTGGCGATCTCCAGCATGAATTTTACCTGTTGAATGTCTGTCGGTGGCTCTGCCCATCCGACTGTGACCTGTCCAACAAAACGGTGGCTGTCTGGCGGTACGCTGACCCGGCAAGTGAACGTCACGCCCTTTTCCAAGTACCAAAGCCCCACCTCGGACTGAGCATAGCGGTAGTCGCCGCAGGGAATCTCGTTGGTCATCAGCTTGACCACATCTGCGTTGTTGGCAGAGTTCTGGCTGAACAGCCCCACATCAATGTCTTCAATCGTCTTGTCGCGCCCGTCCTTGGTATAGGCTTTGTATAGCACCCGGCTGTTGAACAGCGGGTTGACCTTGAACACCGCCACCACGGTTGCGCCCGTCTTTTTGAGCAGCATGGAACTGGCATCATCGGCCCTTGCAGCGTTGATCTCGGGCAGCT